ATATTTTTATTAATTTCATTAATAATTCAAATCTATCATCTAAAATTTTTATATGTTTAACTAATTTTTGTAACATATAACTACTATTTGATGTTCTAAATTTAGAAAACCATTTTTCATTATGTTTAATAATTTCATTATTAATATTTTCAATTTCTAATTCAATAGTTTTTAATATTTCTTCTAAATACTTGAATGTTTTAGAAACAGATTTATTAAATATAGTATTATTACTATGAATATCTAAAATAAATGTATTTATAATATCTAATTTTATTGTTATATCCAAATCTTCTAATAATTCTTTAAATTGTAAATTATCATTAAGTAAAATTTTATCAATTCCATTATATATATTTTTAGTTGTTTTAGTAATTGTTTGTGTAAACATTTCTTTACCTATTAATAAAGATGAACTAACTAATATAGGTTCTATCATTATTATATATATTTATATTATTTTTTAGTAAATACTACTTTCTCCTAATTTATTATAATTTGTAAATGGTTCGGGATCCATTTTATTATTTGTATTATTATTAGTTGATATTGAGTTATTTGCTATATTAGGTTCTTTATAATCTTTAAAAATAACATCGTCTTCAGGTTTGCTTATAGAATAATCTGATAATTTACTATTAAGAGCTCCTTTAAGTTTTTTATATAAATTATTATTGGATTCATTATTTTCATATGTTGTATTATCTTGAATATTTAATTTATCCTTAAGAACATGTAATAGTTCATTTAATTTTGGATCTTGATTATTTAATAATTCACTAACCATTTCTTCAGTTGATTTTTCTTTGACAACAGTATCAACCCCTTTAAATTCACATTTAGGACATTTTTGTTCTGGACATCTGCCTTCACCATCTTTACATGGTGTAGGTAATGAACAAGGTTTAGGATCTGGACATTTAAAATTTGATTTAGGTAAACTTAATGCAGGACATACTTTTTCTGGAACTTGAGGACATGGTTCAGGTTTAGGACACTTTGGACAATGAACTTGTTTATGCCCAGGTTCACATTTAATTACTGTTCTACATTGGTCAACACCACAAGGTGCTGGACGAGGACAATTATTTTTTTGTTTAGGACATTCTTTAGTTAATCCTGCTTCTATTTTGACTTTAGGACAAACACATGAAGGACATTTTTGTATAGGTGGAATGGTTGATTTTAAAACATAATCTTTAAGATCTGGTTGTTTAGGACATGCTTTAACTAAATCAATTTCAGTTTTTCTAACAAAATCACGAGGATTATAATCAGATGAAACAGGACAATATTTAGAAGTTGCTTGTTCTACAATTGAATTAATATTATCTTCTGATAAACATGAATGAGATTCTTCATTTTGTGATGAATTATTGGTAAGTTGTTGTGCCATATTTTGCATTGAATAATCGGCATTTTTAGAGTTATTATCTTGAAAATTTTCCGTTGTATTTTTAATATAAACATATGATAAAATTAAACATAATATAATTATTCCAATTACTAAATAAAAATCAATATTCATTATAATATAAATATAAAATATTTTTTATTTAATATATGAATAATTATTTTTTAGGATTATTAAAAGCTTTAATCACAATGTCTATATTAGACTATATATATCTTAAATCTACAAGTAATATATTTTTTAGATTGGTAAATAAAATTCAAAATTCTCCATTAAAATTAAGAATATATCCAACTATAATGGTTTATATTTTAATATTCTTAATGTGGGTTGTTTTCATATATAATCAAAAAGATAAATTTACATTTAAACAAAATTTATTTAGAGCATTTTTATTAGGAGTTTGTACGTATGGTATTTATGATTTTACTAATATGGCTATATTTAAAGATTGGCCTTTAAAAGTTGTTTTAATGGATACAATTTGGGGGGGAGTGTTATATAGTTTAATAACTTTATCCACAATTATTTAAAAAAATAATATAAATATAATAATATGAATAATGAACTATTAGATAAATCGTTTCAAAAAGCAATTGGTGGTGGGATGTCTGGTAGTATGGCTATGATTACACAAGTATCTACCTTAATGTGGTTAAGAACAATAATGAATTATCAATATGTTAATGGGGGATCATTTAATACAACATTAAAAAATCTTTATAATCAAGGTGGAATAAAGAGATTATATAGGGGTTATTCATTTGCTATTATAAATGCTCCATTATTTAGATTTGGAGATACTGCTGCTAATATCGGTATATTAGAAGCAACTAAAGATTTAGATTTACCATTATCTATAAAAACGGGTATTGCGAGTTTTGGTGCGGCTAGTTGGAGAGTATTATTAATGCCCATGGATACTTTAAAATTAAATTATCAAGTTAATGGTTCATTAAATTATCTAAAAACAAATATTAAACAAAATGGTGTAAGAACAATGTATAATGGTTCAATTGCTGCTTTTAGTTCAACATTAATAGGTCATTATCCTTGGTTTGTAACCTATAATTATCTTAACATTTATTTTCCAGAAAATAAAAATGATGACACTATTAATAAATTGACTAAACGAGCATTTATAGGATTATGTTCTTCTATTATATCAGATACAACTTCTAATTGTGTTAGAGTAATTAAAACTATTAAACAAACAAGTGGCAATACTTTATCATATAGAGAAACTATAAATAATTTATATTCTAAAGAAGGTTATAATTGGGTATTTAGAGGACTTAAAACTAAAATTATTACAAATGGAATAAATGGGATTATGTTTTCTATAACATGGCGATATTTTCAAGACTATTTTAATAGATAATCTTTCTCAAAAGCTTTTTGTGTAATTCCATAGTATCCAATATTATTTGTCTCAAATAATATATAATCATTTTTAAACATATGTTGTTTTCCACCCCAACTTGGAGTTATATTTATTTTATTTGTTAATTTATTTTTTTTTAAAAATGAATTTGAGAGTTTAAATCCTTTACGTGTTATTTTTTTATTACTTATTTGTCCTAAATCATATGTATTTAAAAATTTTTCTAAAGATAGTCCATATTTTTCATTTAATTTACCACATAAAACATAATCACCACGTTTTAAATCTATACTAGATTCAACACTATTTTTTATTTTTGTAATTATTTTTGTTGGTTTTAATAAAATGGTATATGTCATAGGTTTTAAATCATTATAGTTTTTTACATTCATATATTTATATTTATTTACTTTACGTTGAAATGTATTCAACTTTTTTGATTTTTTTAAATCATTAATTATATTATTCATATTATTTATATAATATATTATTATGAGTAATAGGATAATTTATTATTATCAAACATTTAATGGACTTCAATCTATTTTAACTGAAGATACAAAAGTAAGTCATATTCATTTATCATCTATTCATTTTGGAATTGATGAAAATAACAATCCATATATACATCTAAATAATAATGATCCAAATGATAAAATATTTGATAGTGTATGGAAAGATATAAAAAAGGCAAAACAATTAGGAATTAAAATTATATTAATGATAGGTGGTGCAGGTGGGGCATTTCAAAATTTATTTTCTAATTTTGATACTTATTATTCACTTCTTAAAGAATTATTATTAGAAAAAAAAAATTTAATTGATGGTATAGATTTAGATATAGAAGAAACAGTCAATATAGATAATGTAGAAAGTTTAATATTACAAATAAAAAGGGATTTTGGATCTTCATTTATAATAACAATGGCTCCTATACAATATTCAATTGAGAATGATGTGTCAGGTATGGGTGGATTTGTATATAAAGATTTATATAATAAATATGGCAATTTAATAGAGTATTTTAATGTCCAATGTTATAATGATTATAGTTTAAATGCTTATAAACAAATGATTAAAAATGGATATCCAGAAGATAAAATAGTAATGGGGAGTATATCAAGTCAAAATTTTAATTCAAACTTAGAAGTTTTAAAAGAAATTGTAAAAAATTATAAAAATTTTGGAGGAGTATTTAATTGGGAATATTATGATGCTCCTAATAATTGGAGCAATATTGTTTATAAAGAGTTAACTAATTAATTATTATAAATTAAAACATCAATTATTTTATCATTAATAGATGGAATAGATAATGGTAAAGTCCAATGGTAATTATAATTATCATTTGACTTATAAAGAATTATATTATGTTTTTGTAACTCTTCTTCAATAATTTTTTTTTTTTTATTTAATTTAACTAATATAAAATGTGTTTCAGTTGGGAAAAAGTCTATTCCATTTTCTTTTAAATGTCCTATAATACGTTTTCTTTCTTTAATTAAGTTAGATTTTATAGTGCTATAATAACTATCATTATATACTTCTAATGCTAATTTTTCATTAAAATGATTAATTTGATTAACTAAAGTATTTTCACTTATAAATTTACTTATTTCTTTACTCGCTAAAATATAAGATAATTCTAAATTCTCAATTGAATAAAAGTTATTAAAAGTTCTTAATACAATTAAGTTTTTATGATTTAAATATGTATTTCCTTTTAAAATATTTTTTTTATTTGAGAATTCAACATATCTTTGATCTAAAACTACAATTATATTTTCAGGTACTTGTTTTATAAATTCTTCAAAATCTGATTTTTCTATACTTTGTCCAGTTGTAATATTAGGACTACTAAGATATATTAATTTTGTTTTTGTATTAATGTATTTTAAAATTAAATTAAAATTAGGTGTTAAATTTTTAGAATTATTTATTAATGTACTATATTCTATATTAATTTTATTTTCTAAACATACTAATTTTAGTAAAGACCATATAGGATTTACAACAATTATACTTTGATATTTAGGAACGAATATTTCTATTATTTTTTTAATACATTCATATTCTGATTTAAAAAATACTATATTATATTTACTAATATCTAATTTTTTAGAAATTATAATATCTAATATTGGTTTATATTTTGCTTCATTATTTATTGTTTTTAATTCATTCTTATTTAATACTTTTTTTATATTAGGAGACATATCATATGGATTTTGCTTGACTAAATATATTTTATCTTTTTGTTTAGTAAATGTATTAAAATTGAAATCTTTATAGGTTTTATTGAGTTTCATTTGATGAGATGGAATAATTTTAGATAACTCTATATTTTGTTTAAATGAATCATTTGATATTATTTTTCCAGATATTTCATGAAATGGTGCTTTAATTGTATACATAAATATTGGTGTAAATTTATCCATATTTATGTCAAATATATTACCAAAATATTTATTGTATATTTTATTATTATAATTACTTTTGTTAGATTTATAATTATCATCTAATCTTATTGTTGTTACAGCAATTTTATATGGATACAATTCATCGGCTAAAAGATTACTATATTTTTCAATCATATTTTTAGTTAAAATTTCAC